TCCTCATTTTCGTCTCCTATGTCATGATCTCCTCCCCATATCAGCATAGTTTTACAGTGCCAACAGTTCATTTTATTCTTTAGGCTCCTCTGTAGGTGTTGGTGATTGTTGTGTGGGTTGCTCATCTGGCTGATTCATCGCCTGTTGTAGTATTGTCTGTGCTATCGCATTATCAGCCTGATTCTCAATCTTTTGCTCTTCCACTAATGCTTTCACTACCTGACTGGATTGTTTCTCCTCTAATTTAGCGTCATCGGTAGCTGCCTTTGCCAGTGTATTAAGCTGGGCTTGGCGTTCCTGAGAAGCAATTCTTTCTTGCTCCACAGCAATCTGAGCCTGTTTGATAGCAACATCTGCCTGATCTTTTTGAGCCTTACGCATAGCATCTTGAGCTTTGANNGCCAACTCTTGTTGCTGCATCTGGATAATAGGATCTTGCGCTTTTTGTTGAGCTTTTTGTTGAGCAACCTGCGCCATATTGTTTTGAGACAATTGACTGGAAGCTTGAGCTATAAGTCGTGATACCTCTAATTCCATATCCTCTGGTAAATCTGAGTCTGGTTTTGGTAAAGGAGCGCCGACTCGTTTTTGAATATCCATACTATATTTNAANCCAAGATGCTCTGCCACGTGCGCCTGTANATTTGTTGCTATAAGTTTGGCTTTAGGGTTCTGAGCAAGAAGTTGTCCTACGATAGGATCATTTAAAAAATTCATGTGTGACAGTATATGTGCGTCATGGTCCTGATACATAAATGCCTTCATAGGCTTGACTTTCAATGCGTTCATATTCTCTGTCAAAGGATCTTTTGGTTTTTGATCTTCTTCCAGAGGCACAAGCTTTGCAGCATCTTTAATTCCTAACACATCTAACATTTGTCTATGGAGACGAGGTAAATCATAAATTTGCGGCGCAGCCTGTGCCATTTGCATGACCGCCTGATACTGCACCACTTTCTGCGCCATTGTAGAAGAATTAGGGTCAGATACAGGTAAGACCTCTACCATGTCATAGTCTGACTTTTTCACCATAGGCGAAGCAGTTTCAGGTTTATAGTTGTATTTATCTGGTGTGTAGTCTCGAATTATATCTTTAAGTAATTTAAACTCCTGACGCATAGAGTAATGAACTCTAGCCTGTACAGCAGACATAACTTTTAATGCTCTCTCTAATATGGCTAACGTAGTGCCTACAGGACTTTGCGCTGACATATCAGATATCTTCAAATCTGCTGCACTAGCAAATCTTCTACCCTCATCAACTATTGTGCCTAACAAACTGTATAACACCTGACTTGGCTCCTTATATGGGAGCGGCATAATATTGTCTTTTATTGAACCACTCGGCACGTCCACATCTCTAAACTCTGCAGGGCTAATTGGTGTATCATCACCTTTTACTCGTAAACCCTTAGTTTTAAATCCACCGGGTAAGTTAGATAACGTACCTGCATCAACAAGTTGTCGTATGAGTGAAGTGCCAGATTTAGCAAAAGCTCCTACTAAATGTATTAAACCAAAGCAGTAAAAACCAAATCCGGGGACATAACCGTAATGTACAAAATGATTTCTTTTTCGTTTCAAGTCATCATCAGGGTGGTAATTCCTACGTATTGCAAGAACCTCTCCTGTGCTTTTTTCAAGAGTTACAACATATGGTAGAGCTATGCCTGTTGGCTTTCCATCTTTGTCTTTGTCTTCATATCCCGGCAAGTCTAAATCTACGTGCATCTCTAAGATTTTGTATCGGTCATCATAAGAAGCAGAGAGTCCCATTTTTTCTGCGATTTTTTTCTCTACCTCATCTAAATAACCTGATGGTTCTTCTAACTCAATGTCTCTATAAAAGCCAGATACCTGTAATTTTTTTAAATCATTTGATGTCTTACGCATCACGTGAGTTACCCGCTCTGCTGTCTCTAGGTCCGATGCGCCGTATGGTACAACAATATCTTCTGCTGGTATAAAGATAGAAACCTGTCTTTCCAAGCTAGGATCGTAGTAAACTTTCTTAAACGCATTACCAGATAAACCAAGACCCCACAACATTCTTTCATGTTCTGGTCTATACTCAACCATCTTTTCAGTAAGCTGATAGTTCATATCGGCTTTTACTCTGTTTGCTGCCTCTTTCTTTTCTGTTGTTTGCTCACCTATAATCTGTGTCTTGACTGGTCCTCTGGCAGGGAAAGTCTCCATGATTGTCTCTGACTGAAACTTTACAAGCGCTTCTGTCAACAGTGGGTGATGTACACCACAAGCTCCGGGCCAAGGTTCGGTTCTTTCTTCTAGTTTCAAGCCTAGTAAATCAAGTCCATCTACATATGTCTGCATCCAGTCTTTTCTACTTGCTAGGTCATCTTCATAATCACTGAGAAGATCCGTAGATATATTCTGTAAATCTTCTTCACCTATCTCTTCAGCCAGATTAGCGTTAAAATCATCAGAACTTTCTGCATCTGGGTCTATAACTATCTCCATATCCCCGATACCAACTGTAACTTTTTCCGGGTCCTCGATTTCTATTTCTATATCAGGCTCTCCCATGACTTGAGTCAAGTCTGTGGGTTCCATTGGTTTTTCCATATTATTAATTGCCATGTCTTATCCTCAGTAGTAAGGCTCTCTTCGCCCTCTATAAATAGGTGCTTCATCTTCTTCATCAAGAAGAGTGCGTATAAACCCACCTTTTCTAAATCTCATCATCGCTAAAGAAGTAGAGTCCACATAGTCATCATGCTCTCCTGCAGGAAAACTTGCTACTTCATCTACAACCTCTTCAGCCCAGTTTGTATTAGGTATCCACACCCTGCCCGAAGCAAATAAGTCTGAAACTGCGTTTAATCGTGATATTTTGTCGTTCCCTTTACTAGGGGTAAACTCTTGTACAGGCACTCCCATAGCTCTCATCTCGTATATTAGCGGAGCGCCCGATGCTTTCTTCTCTATTATTATAGAATCTGGTTCCCAATCCGTATACTCTTCTAAAGCAACTTTTTTTAGCTCTGGAAACTCCATTCTTTTGCGAAACGCATTGAGTAACATAATCTGAGCCTGAGATACACCCGTATCATCTTCTTTGTAAAAGACTCCCCACGTGGTACAAGCAGAATAATCCGCTCGATTGTTCTTTTCAAACGCTGTATCCCAAGATTGTAAGACAAATTCACACATGGGAGGCTCTTCTTTCTCCCAAATCTGCCACCATTCTCGTTTTACAATGGCTGAACCCTCAGATGTAGGGTTTTGTTGGTACTGAGCCATCCATTTTGAGTTTGGTAGCTCTTCTTTTAGTGCATTTAGCTCAATTAGAGGCCAAAACTGGGGCCAAAGTGGGTTACCACTGGGTAAAATTGCAGGAAACTCTATAATTTTCCAATCTTCACCGCCTCTTTGCGCTGCAGCACGCATAACCTGACCTGTCAAGTCTCTTTTTGACCATCTTGTCATCACAATTATGATTGCCCCGCCCGGTTGCAAACGCTGTCTTGGTCCAGATGTGTACCATTCGTAGGTTTTGTCGTAGATTTCAGGGTTTATTTCGGCTTGGGCGGCTTCTTGCTCCGAGTGAGGGTCGTCAATAATGAGGACATCCGCACCTTTACCCGTAACAGCGCCTCCAACACCGATAGCAAAGTAGTCCCCTCCTTTATTGGTAGCCCAACGCCCAGCCGCTTTTGAGTCAGCTTGGAGTCCAACGTCTGGAAATATGTTTTTATACGCTTCAGAATCGACAAGATTTCTTACCTTTCTACCAAAACCAACCGCAAGCTCTGCTGTATGCGAGGTCTGGATTACTTTTTTATCAGGATACTTCCCTAANAACCATGCTGGCAACAAATAACTAGCAAACTCACTCTTTGTATGCCGTGGAGGCATATTTACAATGAGCCTTTTACACTGTCCACTCATCACCTCTTCAAACGCATTAGCCATTCTTTTGTGATGTGCGCCATATATAAAACTAGGCCAGACTTGTGCAACAAATTCCATAAAAGAACCTTTAGCTCTTTCAGACCGTTCTCTGTCTGCAAGCTCCTCTAAGTAGTCTGCTACCTCTGCTTTTACTTCAGCGGGTAATCTACTTAGTAGTTGAGGATTCTTCTTGATAATCTGTAGAGGAGTAATCTGATTCATGCTCTATAAGTTCGTTAGTGTTCTCCTCCACTGTCTCTACATCTGTTACATACCTGCCTAATATCTGGTTCAATCTGTTTTCTATATCTTCTGTTGGCTTTTGTCTTATTGTGACATCGTGTTGCTCTGAGAATAAATTTACACCTCTGCGTTTTCCTAGCAACTCTAATGCCTTTAGTCTGTACCGTGCATCTTCATGTTCGGTTTCTTCCAGTAACCTATTGGTTACGTAGTTTGCCAATCTATTATTTGCATTTAAAAACTCATGATCGTAATGAGTCAACAAAGCTTCTAACTTTATAATCGCACCGGGTGGTGTCTTAGCAACCGGAAGTTTTTCCGTCGCCATCAGTTCGTGTGCTTGTGTGGACGTACTCTCATCTAGTTCTGGCATCGGGGCGCCAGCATCTAGCAAAGATTTGATAGTGTTAAAGGCTGCTTTTGCCTTTTTTCTAAAATCCTTTACCTCTTCTGGTGTTACATCAAACGGTAGTGGTATACCAACTTCTGGTGTAATTGTTAGTGGCATGAGAGGAAACGGGACTCCTTTTTTCGTTAGGGGGTACTTGTTAGATTCTGAACCTACCACGGGGTTCAAAAAAAGTCAATAGGGGGTGGGTCATTTTCAAAAAATTTCAAATCTAACGAGCAAAACACACAGTATAGGCACACGGGTCCCATCTGACACACACAGGGGGGTGGGGGGTCGCCATAGCCAATCTCATAACGATATGATATATCATATCATACATAGCGTGGACATAGTATCCACGCCAATTAATGGCGTTATCTATAGACCTTATGCCGTATATATGAGATTATAAAACCATAGAGAGACGTCTTTATATTTACTTTTTACCGGCTAGACGTAGCCATTTCTAGGAGAGTC